TGAAGGGTTTAAAGTTCCAATTTTTTGAAGCTGTTAGTGTTTTATCTGCTTTTCGCAATACAATTTCTTTATTGTTTAATTCTAATTTTTCTGTTTTGATAGCTCGATTGATTACTTATATATCTGCTGATATTTTGAATATCGCTGCTGTTAATAATTCAAAGTTAAGTTTTCTTAATGGTGTTTATAAAGGTGTTAATGCCATGTCTAATATGTTATTTCTCGCAGCTATTGGTGGTTGGATTATTACGCTTGTTTCTTCTTTTTATGATTATATTTTTTCTAATAGTGAAATTCCTACTGTTTTGGAACAGTATGAGAGTATTTTAAAGGTTATAAATAAATATAAAACTGATTTATATAAACCTTCTACCGCTCATGAAAAGTTATCAAAACATGTTAAATTTTGCATTTTTTCTGTTATTAAAAAAGGGACAGATGTAATTAGAGAATCGTTTGTTAGTATTCTCTTAACAGGAGGTAGTATTATATCTCCTTATCATGCTTTGTTACCTGATAACGATTCATCTGAATATGATGTTTTTGCTACTGTTTATTCCGATTATCAAAAGAATATGATTATGTATGATAAAATACCTGTAGATATTGTTGGTGTTATAATTGACAATGATATATGTATTTTGCGTTTGCCTAGTAGTGTTCCAGCTTTAGTTATGGATGTTTCTCATTTGATTGCTTCATGTGAGGATTATCCAGCAATACCACCTCTTAATACGCTTGTTTTGATTACCGTGGATGGTTGTTTGCCTTTATCAAATCAATTATCAACGGGTATTGCTTTACCTTTTAATATAGATCTTTCTTCTACTATTACTATTTCTAATACAAATACTGTTTCTTATAAAGCATCTGCTAATGGTTTGTGTGGTTCTCTTTTGACAAATGATCAGGGTAAAATAATGGGTATGCATATTGCAGGTAATAGTGGTGCCAACGAGTCTAAAAATCCCGTTGGTATTGCTAGAGTTTGGGATAGAATTGCTCTAAAAGCTTTGCGTGAGTTTTTGGTAGAAGAGAAACGACTTAGATATAGGGACTTGGTACTTAATGATATTCCTGGTAAAGAGGATTGTTCAGTTATTAAATTGAATAACCCTCTTAGATTGGGTAATAGCATACCTACTAAAAGTAAGTATGTTTTATCTGATGTAGCTGGTGTTTTTCCTTTTGAAAAAGTTCCTGCTAATTTGGAAATCAAGAATGTTATTAAGGATTTGGCTCAGAAATCATATAAACCTTTGAAGGATATTAATCCTTGTGCTGTTAAATTTGCTTTAGATTATTTAGATTCGTTTTTACCTACTTTTAAAAAAGTTTCTGAACGTGAGATTGTGTTGGGTACTGAAACTTCGAGGAAAATAAATAAGAATACTTCTTGTGGTTATGATTTCGATCAAAACAAGGAAGCTTATTTGGATTTTAAGGAGGGATGTTACAAACCACAATTTCGTGAACGGATGCTAGCTTTTAAAGAGGACATTTTGAATAACAGTGTGGAACTTAAAGATTGTTTATATGCAGAAACACTTAAGGACGAACTTAGAGTCCTTAGTAAGAAAGATAAACCACGTTGTTTTAAGATGTCACCTCTCACTTTAACCTGTTTAGGGAGGGAGTACTTTCTTGATTTGATGGATCAATTGGGATCTAAACGTTTTGAAAATGGTATGATGGTTGGTATTAATCCTTTTACTGAATGGAAAACTATGGCCAATAAATGTGTTAAATTTGGAGGTTTAGTTTTAGACGGAGG